ATCAGGGGTACCCGGTACTGCAGCTTGTTTAAAACTCGCGTATCTGGCCATTATGCCTCACCTCCAAACGGGGACATCAAATCTTTTACGTTGCCGGTCGGGTTCAGTGCATTCGCTTCGTTCAAGTCAAAGCTGCGCTTAGACAGGTACTCCTGAATGTTCTTATCCCGCAGTGCGTTTGCGAACTCAGTGCTGCCAAGCTGCTGGCTGTATGCCTGAGCCGACTCTTGCCGTCCAGTACCCACGGCACCCATTCTGGCCTGTTCATATGCGTCGTTCCGCGCGCGGTCAAAGTTACCCATGGCGCGGTCGTAAGCTGCATCGCCCGGGCGTAGCCCTTGGCTGCGTAGCTTCACTTCCATATCGCTGGCGCGCTGCTCAAACTGCGGGTCAAGTCGGGACGTTTCGCGCTGGTATGCCATATCTTCAGACCGCTGGCGCAGCTCAGTCGGGTCAAACTCCAAGTTGGAGCCTTCGCCAAACTGTTCAAAATCCGCTGCACTGCCCATAGATTCGCCGGCCCTATTCATAGCCTGACTTTGCAAATACGACTGTTTTTGTGCGTTACCGATCTGGTCATTTAACAGACCTTCCATCGGGTCGGACAGATTTTGCTCTTGCCTCCATCGGGTCACTTTCTGCCCGGTTGCAGGGTCGATATCCGAATAAGTCCCCCACGTCAGGCTCCCGAACGGATTGTACTGGTCGGGTCGGTTTGCATAGTTTGTGTCGCGGGCTGTTTCGCGGTTCTCGACGCCTTCTTGCTTGGCTGCCCCGACAACATCTGGCCCGCTGCTGCTACCTTTGCCCATGTTCTAAATCCTCTGATGTGTCAGGGAGTACCCTGCAGTTTTCTTTGAGCATCTGCATCGCAATGTAGTCTACCCCCTCGCCAAACCCTTCCGGTATCCTGAACACTTCCGTGAACCCCATGTGGGTATTCAGTTTTATCGCCTTGGTGTTGCTGGCGGGCACAAATCCGTACATTGCACTCTTGCCGGCGACGTTAAACACGTAGTTTACACACTCTTGCAGGAAACCGTGACGAAGCACCATGGATGAAGTGACCGTAAAATGGGCTTGCACCGAATTATATGTCCAGTTATCCAGCACACAGGCTCCGACGTGGGCACCGGTGTCGGCATTAATGGCGATTATGCCGCTGGTGTCCTCCACCTGAAGGGGGTTGATCTGGCTTTTTATCCACGCCCAATCGGAAGGGCCGTGGAAAGCGCGAAAAGCCACCCTCACAGCATTGGCCCGCCTATATCGTAAATGACGTCCCACCCTACAAGTGTAAACGGCTTGTATGCCTCTCCCCGGTACGCTATGGCTACCGTCCGCCCTATGCCTTCCGCGCCGTAAACGGTATCAAAACCCTGCACAAAATTAGCGCTGCCCCATACTGCCACGTCCCATAAATCCACTCCCCACAGAGAATCCACCGACAAAGGGGCTACCGACAGCGGTATGCTACCTTCAGTCAGCGCGTAATCGTACCGGGCAGCCGTGGCAAAAATCGGCTCTTCCGCACCGATAACGTCCGGTCGAATGAACTTCACCCGTTTAAACTGCGCTGGAGAGTCCAACGCTGTGAAACTGGTCAGGGTGGAAAACTCAATAGGTACTCCGTTGAAAATGCCCGGTGTGGGAGGGAAAACCACGTCATCTATGTCTTTGTTCATAAACAGCACTCGCAGGCTGCCATCCCCGAAAACTACCGTGCTGCGCCACGTATTGAAGCTGCGGATATCCAAGTCGCGCCAGAAGCCCCAGCCGCCAACTGTAAGGTTGTAGTAATACTGTATCGGCCTTTGTGCCGCGCGGACGGGAGTGCTGATTAAAACCCCGCCTTCGCTCGGTATGCTACGGATAGCCCAGCCGGAATCAGAGCCTTCCCGACTTAGCCGCTGCCGTAATTCGCCGGCTATTCTGGCCGTGGCGCTGTTCTGTTGAGAACTGGATATGGCCACACCGTTCAGCAGATCGGTCATGCTTATGACGCCGAACGTGGAGAGCATGTACAGCTCGCCGCCCTGTTCTGTGGCAAAGTTCGGGCCTTTAGGCAGGGTGCCAATGTAGTAGACGCCGCGGATAGCCCACGAATCGGCTGAAGTTGGGTCGTCGCCTTGGTACACCACCACATCGCCGGAGCCACTGACGCCTACAAACAGGTCGTCTACACCTTGCCCGCCGTCTACCGTCCAGCTAAACAGGCCACGGAGCGCCCCGCCGTTCCTTAGCTTGGAGCCAAAATAGAAAGGTGTAGCTGCACCGGTTATGGCGCCTATGCCCAAGTACCATGAATCAGCTGAGTTGCGTTCTATCAGCCATATCCGTTCTTTGTGAACGGTGATGAAATTCACTTTCAGCGGGTCAGCGCCGGTTATGCCGGACGCCTGTGCCCAAGCATCCGTAGCCACATCGTATGTAAACAGCCCATTAAGGCTGTCTGCAAACAGCATAACTTTTTCGGCGCCATCGGTTATGTACGTTATGAACACCCCGTACCCGGCGTCCGCGCTTTGGTCGCCGAACGTCTCTTTCAGTTCAGGGGTGGCCCCTTCAACGGTGCAATCCCAAATGCCTTCATTCGTCGCCACAAAAAGCCGGTCTTCAGAGCCGTCAGCCAGCGTCCCGTCGAAGGGGATTATGGTGTTTACACTGAGGCCGTTGCCGTCGTTAATCTCTACCTGATAGCGCCCGTAGCCTTTACGTATGGCCACGCCGCCATCGTTAGGCACCAGATTGTAGCTGTACACGCAGACGTCTTGCGCCCCTGCCGCAAAAGGCGTTCTTGAGTCGACGCCTTTAAACGGCGCGGGTATACGGGCCGTTTGCGAGGTTTGGCGTTTTGGCCGGGTCAGCGCCCCCCGGGGCAGGATATGAATGGCCATAGTTTAATGTCCAAAGCCGGTATCAGGGACGTTCTGCATCCCTAAATATGGGAAACTCCCCCGGCGACCGGCGTTAAGTACCGGCGCACCTTTTTCGGTGCCGGTCAGGAAGGTGAATATCTGGTTAAAGTCGTCTTGTGCTTTGGTTGTGTCGAAACCGGACGCCTCAAGCACTTTCATCTTCAGGTATCGGCTTATCAGGGTGCGGTTAAACAACGGCACCTCATCGCCCGTGGTCAGTTCACTGGAATAGATAAAGTCAGGGGCTGCGGTCGGTGAGCGCACCCAGCGGTTCGACATATACTCAAAGTTTATATCCAGTCCTGCAGCCGGGGGTGAGGGGTACACCTCAAACCGGCCTTCAACAAAGCGAAACGACACGTAAAGCGAGTTTGCAGAGAAGTCCCGGCCTTTCAGGTAAGCCCAATCGCTGGAGGTCATAGGGCCTCCCAGCGCCACCCGCTGAGAACGCTCCCATCCGGTCTGATTAATCATGTAGGCAAAGTCGTCAGGGAGTTGGTAAGCCCCGCTGTCGCCGTCAGCTGTTATGATCTGGTGTTGCCGCAGCAGCTGCTCCCAAGGGTGTGCTTCCACCAGCTCTTCTCCTGCGATATTCAGCAGGTATTTCATTTTGGTGAACGTGGGGTTCTGGCTGGCGAAAGGGTCAGGCACTGGCGTGACGCCTATCTCCGCAGCTACTCGGTTAAGTATGTCGTTTGCGGAGGCAAGCGTCGTAATCGCCATTTTGTTTATCCCTCGGAGTTAACTACCCGGCGCTTTTTGCGTGTACGGGGTTCAGGTGCTTCAGCAGTAGTGTCGATATCTCTAAGCGGCGGGGTATCCACTTCTACCACGGTGTCTTCAGCCGCTGCAGGGGGCGACGTCTTTTTGCCGTCCTGCATACTCTCGATCATCCTCCGCATGGCAGCCATTTCAGTGTCTTGCTCTGCCAGCCGCTGCTCCAAATTCTGTTTTTCGGATATGAGTTTGGTTTTGTCGCTGTACTGCAGAAACTCTTTAGCCTTTTGCTTCAGGCCCAGCCCACCACGAATTTTGCTCGCATCGCCGTCAGACATCTGAACGAACTGCTCTACGGTTTTTATGCGCAGAAATG